TGGTTGAACCTCTGAACTATGATAATATGTATAAAAAACTATCTGTCAACAAAAAAAAATAAAAAAATTCATTTGACATACTTTTTGTTATATTTTAACAGTAAAGCTATGAGTTATACTTGGGTGAAAACTTTTATTGAAGATCTGACTTTGCAACCTAACGGAAGATTGCGTATGGATTGTCCATCATGTCAGAAGAAGAACACATTAAGCGTGTCTGATGATGGTTATAGAAGAATGTATAATTGTTTCTCTGCTAACTGTGATGTTAAAGGAGTAACGAACAATCGCCTAACGACAACAAACTCTCGTGTAGTGTTTGAAAAGAAGTCCGAGCCAAGTGTAAAACATAAAGTCTCTGATTTTCAACTACCCTCAACCTTTGTACCATTGTCACGTAATCAGAAAGCCATTGACTATGTACGTTCAGTCAATTCATATCAAGCGTACTTAGACAATCGTGTGGATATTATGTATGATATTCGTTTTGATCGTGTCTCCTTTCTTGTCAAGAACAAAGGTAGGGTAGTTGATGCAGTAGGCAGAAGTCTTAATAATGTAAAACCGAAGTGGTATAGATATGGAAAGTCTAATTATGGATTTGTCTTACATAATAAGTTTAATCATCTCTTTATCGTGGAGGATTGTCCTTCTGCTTGTAGTGTTTGCAACTTTGTGTCAACGTTAGCACTACAGGGAACAAGTCTTCTTGATAACCACATAGATGTAATTAAAAAGTACGACAATGTAATCGTTGCGTTAGATAATGATGCAACAAACAAAGCAGTAGAAATGTCACGTAAGATTTCACAATATGTGAACTGTAGCGTGGCATTTCTTACTAACGATTTAAAAAACCTAGAGGATAAAGACCGTGAACGATTCGTTAGAAAGTATATCAATTGATCATAAAGTTTTAGGCTTTTGTCTGAAGCATGACTTTTTTAACAAAGTAAAAAATATTCTTGAAGAAGATATGTTCTCAGGACAGACAAAAGAACTGTTCAAGACAATCTTATTTGCTCAAACAAATTACGAAAAAGATTTAACAAAAGATGAACTGTTTGCGTTGCACGTAGACAGACATCCTGCAATGCCAGCAACTACAAAAAAAGATGTAATGTCGATAGTACACTCTTTGCCACCTGATGCAAACAACCATGACTTACAGATGGATGTTGTTAAAAACTTTTGGATGCGTGATCGTGCAAGACTGATTGGTGAGAAAGCTATTAGTATTTTTACAGGACAGGATGTAGACTTTGGTGAGTTGCAACGTATTATGGATACAGTTGAAGATGGTCGTATGGAGAATAAGACCACGTATACAGAGTGTGATCTTGATCTTGAAGAGTTGCTTGATGATGTAGCAGGAGAACCTGATTTTCCTTTTGATTGGAACATAATTGGTGACGTGCTGCAAGGTATGTGGAGAGGTAACTTAGGTATAATATTTGCCAGACCAGAGGTAGGTAAAACAACGTTCTGTGCTTACCTATGTTCTAAGTATGTCAAACAAAAGAAAACAATTATATATTGGGCTAACGAAGAACCTGCAAAGCTTGTTAAGTTACGTATGATACAAAGTTACTTTGCTATAACTAAAAAAGAAATGAACACCAACAGACGTAAGTACATAGCGTTGTATCGTGAACACATAAAACCATACTTACGTATCATGGATGCAGTAGGAACTTCGATTGAAGAGATAAATGACTTTGCACAACTGAACAAACCTGACATAATGTTTTGTGATCAGTTAGATAAGTTTAAAGTGCGTGGGGAGTTTGGTCGTGGGGATGAACGATTGAAAGAGATATATGTATTGGCTAGAGAAGTTGCAAAGCGTAATAATCTTTTGATGTGGGCAATCTCACAAGCAAGCTATGATGCACATGATCGTGCATTTATTGACTATGCTATGTTAGACAATAGTAAAACAGGTAAAGCAGGAGAAGCTGATGTCATCATAGGATTAGGTAAAACAGGATCAAGTGAAGTTGAAAACAATGTTAGACATATCTGTATATCAAAAAATAAAATTAATGGTTGGCATGGTATGTTAAATTGTAATATAGATGTAGAACATGGAGTATATTATTAATGTTTATAACAGAAGCAATATTATGTCTTGCACTTAATGTGTATCACGAAGCAAAAAATCAACCGTTCATAGGACAAGTGGCAGTTGCACAAGTGGTGATGAACAGAGTGTATGATCAAAGGTATCCTAACACTGTATGTGAGGTAGTAGAACAAGGACCAACATATTCATGGAAACCTGACTTTCCTATAAGAAATCGTTGTCAATTTAGTTGGTATTGTGATGGTTTGTCAGATACACCTACAGAGAAAGATGCGTGGGATAATGCTATCATGGTGGCAAATATGGTGTACGAACGTAATTTTGAAGATTTTGTAGAGGGGGCGACACATTACCATGCATATTATGTTACACCTGAGTGGGCAAGTGCTAAAACGTACATAACAAGAATAGAAGATCACATATTTTACAGATGGGATATTGAGCAATGATTTATATGACACTAGACGTAGAAACAACACACAAGGAGAAAATAAATGGTGGACACACTCCCTTACCTTACTTCGGTAATAAACTCGTTAGCGTTGGCTATAAGTATATGGATAGCTTTACCTCTTACTTATTCTTTAATCATTCTACTCGGAAACCTGACTTCAAAGGCGATGAGATATTACAGGACGCATTGAACAATGTAGATGTTCTTATAGGACATAACATTAAGTTTGATATAACTTGGTTGCGTGATTGTGGGTTTGTGTACAATAATCATCTGTATGATACTATGGTTGCTGAATACATTCTTGCCAGCAGTAGACGTTGGAGTTTAGGTCTTGAGTCTGTAGCTGAACGTTATGGAGCGTTAAAAAAGAAAAGTCTTGTTGACGGATTTTTAAAAGATGGTAAAACATTTTATGATATACCTTACGACATCATCGAAGAGTATGGTCGATCAGATGTCGAAGCAACTGAACAGGTTGCATTGAAACAGTTAGAAGCCTTTGGCACAACATTTGAGGAGCTATTTGCTGATGAAGAAACTATTGCCAACTCTGCGTTTGTCTCTTGATATGACAAATGTTCTTGCTAAGATAGAACATGCAGGAATAAAAATAAATTTAAATACTTTGGATGAGATACGCAATGAGTATGAACACGAGTTGACTACGATTGACAAACGTTTAAAACAAATAACAAATGATGTTATGGGTGACACACCAATCAATCTTAACAGTGCAGATGATAGATCTATGTTGTTCTATTCTCGTAAAGTACACAATAAAGATACATGGGTCAGAATATTTAACATAGGACACGAGATGCGTGGTGCAACTCGTAAAGTCAAGATGCGTAGTAGGATGTCCAAGACTGCATTTGCGAAGAACATACGAAACAATACTGAAGTTGTTAGAAAGACAACAGGCTATCAGTGCAGTACGTGTGAGGGTGTTGGTCGAGTTAGATTTCGGTTGAAGAACGGAGAGTTGGGTAAAGCGAATAGATTATGCAAGCCATGCAATGCAACAGGTATGATATATGTTAAAAGTAAAGAAGTTGCAGGGTTGCGTATCTTGCCAAGAAATACAAAGGATGTTGCACAAGCAGGATTTAAAACAGACAAGACAACTCTTGAAGATATGTTACCATCGTTGAGTGGTGCTGCAAAAGAATTTGTAGAACTGTACGTTAGATATTCTGCCTTGCGTACATACCTTAGTACATTTGTAGAAGGAATGGAAAATAATGTTGATGAGAATAGTTTTATACATCCAGAGTTTATGCAGTGCATTACTGCTACAGGTCGTTTATCGTCAAGAAATCCGAACTTTCAGAACATGCCACGTGGATCTACGTTTCGTATACGCAAGGTTGTGGAGAGCAGGTTTGAAGGTGGTTCGATCATTGAGGGAGACTACTCACAGTTGGAGTTTAGAGTTGCAGGGTTTTTGGCAAATGATTCGCAGATATATAAAGATGTAGAGGATGGTGTCGATGTACATGCATACACTGCATCTGTGATTGGTTGCGACAGACAGACTGCCAAAGCTGATACGTTCAAGCCATTGTATGGTGGAGTAACAGGAACACCAGACCAACAAAAATATTACAGGGCATTTAAAGAAAAGTATGCAGAAGTAACAGAGTGGCATGATAAGTTACAACGAGAAGCAGTAGAGACAAAACAGATAATGTTGCCTTCTGGCCGCAGATATTGTTTTCCAGATACTTCATGGACAAAGTGGGGTACTGCAACGAACAGGACTGCCATATGTAATTACCCTGTACAAGGGTTTGCAACTGCAGATATACTACCTTGTTGTTTGGTTGAATTAGATAGAAGATTGCAACCATACAAGTCTCTTATCTGTAACACTGTACATGACTCAATTGTGGTTGATTGTCATCCTGATGAAGAGATACACGTTTTAGAAATTTTAAAAGTTTCTATGCTTGGTGTTGCATCAGATCTAGAAAAAAGATATAAAATCAAATACTTAATGCCTGTAGAAATAGAAATAAAAAAAGGTAACAATTGGCTTGACACACAAGTTGTTTATCCTGTAGAATAAATTTATCGCTAACTTTACATAAGGAGAAGTTAAAATTACTAACTTAGCAGTTGTAGATGACCAACTAGATAAAATGGTCGAAGCGTTAGAGAGTGATGATGATCAAGCACTACTAGCGTTAACAGGTCAAGAAGCCAAACCATCTGAGAATGAGTTGGCTAAGTTGGCTATTAATTACGAGACAGAAACTGATGAAGGACACACACTTCGTAAGGGTGAGTGGAGAGTGTGGCACGACAATCGGTTTCTATATGCACCAGAGGTAAAGATTCGCATTTTTATTCGGTCTTTCATGTGGAGTCTTTTTGATGCAGATGAGGGTAAACCTATTTGTAACTCGGTGCAGAAGTCAACACTTGAAGGTGACTTTATAGATACCTTGGGTGGTGACAGATGTGGTCGATTGAAGAAGGAAGAAATCGAGAAGCTCTCCGATGACGATCCTAGATTGGTTACATCAAAAGCCGTGCAATGCAACCAAGTGGTTTATGGTGTGTTGTCTGGTAAACTGAAAGAAGCTGACGGTACAGAGGTACAACTCGATAATTTACCTATCGTTAGTTATTTCAAAAAGTCTGGGTATATGCCCATGAACAACTTCATTAGAGGTTTACACGATAGAAAAAAGATTGTGCCTAGAGTTGAGGTAAATCTTAAAACTTCTAAAGCGAAGAAAGGATCAGTTACATTTTTTGTGCCTGTTCCAACTGAAGGAAAGTCTTTGACTGCTCTATCCGATGAGGATAAAAAATTAATTAGGATGTTCAAAGACACCATCGATGCTGCTAATGCTAATGTATTAAAGAAGTATAACGAAGCTCTTAGAGGTTCTGTGTCTGAAGAAGATTCAGATCTCTCTAAAGACTTCGATGCTATTACTACTTAGCATACAGGAGTTTCTAGACAAAGCTGGTCAGGGAGAAGTTAAACTCCCTGATCATCTTATCGAAGAGTTTAAAGAATCTTGCGAACTCGCAATCAGAAAACAATTTAATAGAACTGAAGATGCTAAATTAAGAATGTCTGGCATAGGTAGACCTATATGCCAACAAATTCTTATGTTACAAAAGTATCCTAAAGAAGGTTCGTACAATGATATAATGCGTTTTCTGTTTGGTGATTTGATTGAAGCAGTTGCTATGCTTGTAATTAAGGCCGCAGGAATAAAAGTTGTAGATGAACAAAAGCCAAGTCGTATTGTTTTAGATAAAGAAAACATCAAAGGAACACTAGATGTTATTATTGAAGAAGACGGTGTACAAAAGGTATGGGATATAAAATCTGCATCACCGTATTCATTTGATTACAAATTTAAAAAAGGATACGACAAGATAAAAGAAGAAGATACGTTTGGCTACATAACACAAGGACATCTGTACGCTGAATCAAACAACATGCCATTTGGTGGTTGGATTGTAATAAACAAATCAACAGGAGAGTGGGCAGTTGTAGATGCACCAGATGATCTTGATGAACGTAAAAGAGTTATTAAAGAAGCTAACAAGATTGTGAAGACAGTCAAGAAAGCTGATTTTAAGAAAGTAAAATTAAAAGATGATTGGGAAACATACAGGCAAGACGGTGAGATACTACGAACAAAGAACAGGCTAATGCCGAAGATATGTTCGTTCTGTGAGTACAAAAAACATTGTTGGGAAAACGCACAGTATAAAACAAAGATCACATCGAAAGCAAAGATACCCCCTCAGGTGTGGTATACACGATATGTTCAAAGGAAAATATAATGCCCCTTATATATACAGATGATTATGATCTTGAGTTTATAACTATGAATCCACATATAGCTTTTCTATATGTAGAGTCACATAAGGTATTGGGTGGTGGTCGCATGACTGCCGTGTTAAGAGGACACCTAAAAGGTATACCCATAACTTTACGAGAGAACTATACAGATGATGGTTACTTACGAGAAGAAACACAAGCAAGAGATAAACAATTGTTGATAAAACAATTTAAAGATATTCACGATAAACTATGGAATCAAACTGTTATATGTCTACCAATTACACCTTTCCAAAGAGAACTAGAGAGCTTAGAAAAATACTCTCCAGAAGTGGCAAAAGTCCTGTCAAGAAGAATGGAATACATAAGGGAGACATTTTCGTAATGCCTGTATACAGATCACAATTTGAAAAGATTGTTGCCGTAAAGATGGCACAAGATGGTGGTGTATTTAAATACGAAACGATAAGGTTACCTTACGTTCCAAAGGTTAGACACTACACACCAGACTTCTACATACCAGAGACAGATATATACATTGAAGCAAAAGGTAGGTTAACACGAGAAGATAGAACAAAGATGTTACTTATAAAACAACAACACCCAGAGTGTGATATTCGGTTTGTTTTTGCAAACGCAAAGAATAAACTTTACAAGAGTAGTAAGACAACTTATTCTGATTGGTGTAATAAACATGGATTTGATTGGGCTGAGAAAACTGTGCCTAGAGAGTGGTTAAAAAATGAGTAAAGAAAAAGATATAGAAAAACTTACCCTGTTACCTGATAGGTACTACATAATATTAACTAAAGTTGATGAAGAAACTTTTACACTGACTGCATATGATACAACAGGATCATACAAAGAAGGTGAGATGCCCTGTTCTGCTGCAATAGCACAAGAAGGATTATTAGAGATTATGGATATAGATTTATCAAGTGTGTTGAAGATGGGTGCGTTACGAATAAAGAAAAGAGATTTTATACCACTAGAAGATAATGTAATTAAAGTAGACTTTGGAGCAAAACAATGAAAAAAGATATGGTCAATCAACCACCACATTATAATCAAGATAAAATAGAATGTATTGATGCTATTGAATCAGCAACAAACAGTGGGTTTGAATTTTATTTACAGGGAGTAATAATTAAATATCTTTGGAGATATAGATACAAAGGTAAACCAACAGAAGATCTACGTAAAGCAGAGTGGTATTTGCAAAAACTAATAGAATTAAAAATGGAAGAGGAACTGAAAGGAAAAAATTAAACATGAAAAATCTACCTACACCATACCAAGACTTTATACATAAATCACGCTATGCTCGTTGGAATGAAGATAAAAAGAAACGAGAAGATTGGGATGAAACAGTTGACAGGTATCTAGATTATATTACTGAACATGTAAAGAAAGAATATGATTTTGATATAGAAAGTCACAACATAGGCTTGTATCCTGCACTAAGACAACACATATTAGATCTAAAGGTAATGCCCTCTATGCGAGCAATGATGACTGCTGGGGAAGCATTAGAGCGAGATAATATTTGTGGATATAATTGTAGTTACATTCCTGTTGATCACCCTAGAGCGTTTGATGAGTGTATGTACATACTCATGTGTGGCACAGGTGTTGGGTTCTCGGTAGAACGAGAGAACGTAGATAAGTTACCAATCATTGCTGAAAACTTTCATAACAGTGATACAGTTATTACAGTTGCAGACAGTCGTATGGGGTGGGCAAAGTCCTACAAAGAACTAGTTGCATTACTATATTCTGGGCAAGTTCCCACATGGGATGTGTCATCTGTTAGACCTGCAGGAGCAAAACTAAAGGTCATGGGTGGTAGAGCATCAGGACCAGAACCTCTTGTAGAACTATTTGATTTTACAATAAATACTTTTAAAAAGGCTAGTGGCCGCAAACTATACCCAATAGAATGTCACGACATTATGTGTAAGGTTGGACAGGTTGTTGTAGTTGGTGGTGTTAGACGTTCAGCATTAATCAGCCTATCTAACTTAGGTGATGATCAGATGCGACATGCCAAGTCTGGAACATGGTGGGAAACACAAGGTCAACGTGCTTTGGCAAACAACAGTGTATCTTACAAGTTTAAACCAGAGATGGGTACATTCATGCGTGAATGGGTATCTTTGTATGAATCAAAGTCTGGTGAACGTGGCATGTTTAATCGTGAAGCATCAGACAAACAAGTTGCACGGAATGGTCGTAGAGAAACAGGACATGCTTGGGGTACAAATCCTTGTTCTGAAATAATACTTAGACCATATCAGTTTTGTAACTTGTCAGAGGTGATTGTTCGTAGTGAAGATACGTTACAAGACCTAAAAGAAAAAGTTCGTATGGCTACCATACTAGGAACATTTCAATCAACATTAACTAACTTTAAATATTTGAGGAAGATATGGAAACAAAACACAGAGGAAGAAAGATTATTAGGAGTATCATTAACTGGTATAATGGATCATCCAGTTTTATCAAAAACTATAGATTCTACAAGATGGCTAAAAGAAATGAAAGACCACGCAGTCCTTATAAATCAAGAGTATGCAAAACTACTGGGTATCCCTCAGAGTGCAGCGATAACTTGTGTCAAACCCTCAGGTACTGTGTCGCAGCTGACTAACTCAGCCAGTGGTATACACTCAAGACATAGTAAGTATTACATAAGAACTGTACGAGCAGATAATAATGATCCTCTTACAAAACTTATGAAAGATGAAGGAGTAGTACACGAACCTGATGTAATGAAACCAGACTACACTACGGTCTTTTCATTTCCTACAATGTCTCCAAAAGGTGCTACTCTACGGAAAGATGTATCAGCCATTGAACAGTTAGAGTTATGGAAAGTATATGCACAACACTGGTGTGAACACAAACCATCTATAACTGTTACAGTAAAAGAAGATGAATGGATGGATGTAGGTGCATGGGTATACGAAAACTTTGATATAATATCTGGTATATCTTTTCTACCATATGATGATCATACGTACCAACAAGCACCTTATCAGGATTGTACGAAAGCAGAGTATTCATCTGCATTGTTAAAAACACCGAAAAGAATTGACTTCAGTAAATTATCTATATATGAAAAAGAAGATACTACAACAGGAAGTCGAGAGTTAGCATGTACATCTGATGCTTGTGAGATTGTCGATATTGGGGAAGTTGCATGATAGAGTTAGAAATTTCTGGTGATCAGTTTATTAGAGCCAGAAAGAAAGCTATCGACATGGGTACGATAGCAAACTCAATTACTAATGGTGGGGGAAACCTAGCAGGATTTATTGGTGAGATACTTGTTACAGATTACATAAATGCAAAAGAACAAAATACATATGATTATGATATTGTTGATTTAGTGGGTAACAAGATAGATGTTAAAACAAAACGTTGCAACTCTGAACCAAAACCTCACTATGACTGTAGTATTGCAGCACATGGCACAAAACAGAAATGTGATATGTATGTGTTTGTACGTGTATTAAATAATTTTTCTAAAGGCTGGATACTTGGTAAGATAACTAAAGATGATTATTTTAGTAAAGCTAAGTATCATAAGAAAGGTGATCTAGATGATGACAATAAGTTTAGGTATAAGACTAATTGTTACAATGTTAAAATATCTGATTTGGATACACTGTATGGCTCAAAATAAATTAGCAGAATTATTCTCTTTTAAAGCATATCTAAACCAAGACGGTAAAGTAGATATACGAATGGAATCTGTAAACCCAGAAGAATTGATTAGGGTTATGGAAAGAGGTCTTCCAGATTATGAAGGCACATTTAAACTAGCATCTCTTGTTCGTTACTTAAAAACAACAGGCGATGAGATGTTGAACAAATCAACTATATATACACATTGAGGTAATCATGGCAGAAGAAGAAAAAGGAATGACGTTTGAAGATATAAAACTTATGATTGTGGGGGATAAAGATAAAGTAACCCTACTAAATTTGTTTCAGGGTATTGTAAACGAAAATTCTCGGTTAAAACTTGAGGTTGAAGAGCTAAAAAAGGCTAAATCAACAGAATCAAGTTCTTAGAGACACCCGTGGGGTAGAATGATTTTTCTGGTATAAACATACTAGAGCCTATCGTTCTACCCCTCTAAGGGTCTTTATACGAAGACGTTTTTTAGTAACGTCTACTTTTTTTTCATTTTTTTGACTGATGAGCCATACATCATTCCCATCATGCCCATTTTATTTTTTCGCATACCTGCGGCCATAGAATTACCCACTGTATTAGCCATGCCACCACCCATCATTTTTTTCATGGATGCTCCACCACCATACATCATTGGTTTTCTTATTGACGAACCATTACTGTATACTTTCATTTGTTTCTCCTTTAGTTAGTTCCAGTTATTGAATTTAAATCCATAAACTCTTCTTGTGTAGGGTTTAGGACATCTGATATAGCACCAAGCTGTTCTCTCTTATCTTCATCATAATCGTAGGATACTAAAAGATTTCGTATTAAATATGCTTCTAGTCTTGCAACAAATTGACTTACTTCAGCAGGAGAAGGTCTTCGTGTGTTTTGTGCTATGGCAAGTGTAAATTTAGTATTTTCTTTATCACTTAACAAAAATTGAAATAGTTGTTGTTCATTATCTCTTAACATTCTAAAACCAGCATCAGCTAAAAGAAACTCTGTACCAACCATACCTCTAAACCAGTTAAAAGCTCTAGAAAGAACATTAGCATCTGTATAGTCGTTTCTATAAATTGCTGGACTCATAGTGTTATCTCTATAACTTTTTTCTCTTGCAATCATACTCATTATAGATTTTAAACCATCAAAATGTTCATCATCTATTCCTAAATATTTAAAGTAAGATCTTACATTTGGATGTTGCATTAATTCTAATACTTCGGCTGGGTTTTGTAATACACGTATTTGAGTTTTAGCAGATTGCCCCGGCAACATTTGTTCAGGAAGTCTTTCTACTGTTACAGATTTCATACCTGCACGTTCCATTAAACCATTAAATAACATACTAGTGTAAACCATCTTTATAGTTTCAAGACTAGTATTTGGACTTTCTACTTGCAAGAGTTCAATATCATTTATAAATCTTTGCATATACTCTTGATCAATACCGTCTACAGTATTACGTAATCCAGAACCTATTCCATACCTTTTAATAAAGTCTTCTGGTTCAGCTAAATTAAAATTTAAAATTGTTTTGTTAACAAGTTCAGAAGTTTCAGAAAAAGTTCTTTCTGCTGTAGCTCTATCTTGTTTTGCAGCTCTGTAAAGTTTGTCGGCTTGATCTCTTACAATCTTACGAGCTTTTTCACTCTTTTTTAAGAAATGACCAAGATCAGCTTCTGTTTGTAACATATATCTATCTACAGAACTTAAATATTTAACACCGTCAGTGGTGTTAAATGATAAAGCTTCTTGCAATGCTTCTTTGTATGCAACACCATTATCAGGATCTGATAAAAATGATTGTCCTCCAAAAGAAGAAGAAGTATCAAGAGCATCACTATAAAATAAATCTCCTTCTTGTTGATAGATTTTTTTAGATTGTAATAATTTTCCTAAATTATCTTTTAAATCTTTATGAAATGACATATATTTAAAAGTCATGGCAACACTCATATCAGCAAGCTCTATACCTGCTTGACCTATCTTTGTTTTTGGATCTAACATGTAAGTTACGCTTCGTTCAAGCAAATCCCTGTAAGTGTATACTTCTCCGGGAACAGTGGCACTAAAGTCAATATCATCTCGCAAAACTCTATTACCAGCAAAATACCCTATGTTATCTGTTGCATCATCACTTGATATGTCTTTAGTAAGGGCTTTAGGTAAAACAGGAACACCATAAGCTTCTTCTATAGTTGTTCTAAAATCATCCATGTAACCTAATTTTGCATCAAAATCAGTTTGTTCCATCATGTTATCAAACAAATTTTTTCCTGTAAGAATATTAAATGCTTTCTTCTTTGCATCAGCATCATACTCTCTACCGTTTATTATTTCAAGTTGTCTTAAAAGGGAATCTTTTTCTTTTCTCTTACCTACTAATGCACCGTACAGTATATTCATTTTCTGTACTTCTTTATACGCATTTGATTGCATACCATTTACTACTACTTCTAATTCTGAACCCTTTTCTTTCATTAAAGATTCAATACTGTCAGACAATTCTGAATATTCTCTTGCCTTTTCTTTTATTGTTGATTTGTCGCTTTTCTTAAAATTTACAGCTTTTTCAGTTAGCTCTCTTTTTAAGTATACTAGATCGGCAAATTTAATTTGAACTTCAGATAAAGATTGATCGTTTATCATGCCCCCTCTTGACATGATATAATCATAGTAATGTATAGGAGCAGGATCAAATTTAACTTCACCTGTAGATTTATTAAAAGGAAAACCGTAGGCTTTACCCACAATATTCTTTGAACTCTCTATCCATTCCAAATAATATATTGGAGCTGCATCCCCAAAGGTATTTACAAATGTTCTTTTTATAGCTTCAGAAGCAATATCGTTCATTACTTTGGTAAATTCTTTTCCTCTTGCAGTTTTGTTAAATTCACTTTTAGGTCTAAAGTTTGTTAATAAAACATCATTAATACCTATATCTTCAAAAGAAGCTTTTTTGTGGAGTTCAAGAAGAGACTTATAAACATCAGATGCTTCAACAGTTCCAAAACTATCAAGTGGTTCATATATTTGTTTTGCAATGTTTCGATAATAGTTATCAATAATTCCATAATGACTTTTTACAGATTTTCTTAAAACATTATAGTTTGGTATTTCCCCTTGTTTAGTTGAAAGAAGTTCAGTTGAATTTGCTAATCCTTTCAACGCTTCCTTGTGTATTGTGTGCATATTTAAAACAGTATCCATATTTTTATCAAAAAAATCACTTTCATATTCAATACCACGAGCTACTGTAGGATCACCTAAATCAACATTAGCTAATCTACTATCTAGCACTTCATCTAATTGAGCAGGGTCTAATGATAAAAAATGTTTAGGGTCTGAAAGCATTGAACTTATTTCTTGTTCAACCAACGCAGCTTGTTGTTTGTTTTCTTGCATTGCACCTGCAAATGCTACGTTTATATTACTTTCAAGTTCTAGTATATTTCTTAAAGCTTCAGAACCTTCTCCTGTTAACTTATTATTTCTAGCAGCATTTATAAATGCAGATTTCATATCATCTAATACATTGGAATGTGCTACAAGCAATTGATCTGCTTCACGCATAGCTTTTACTGCAGTATTAAATCTACTTGATGTAGACATAACATCACGTAAAGTTAATTTGCTTAATAGTCCTTTAGCAACACCGTGATACCAAGATATAGAACTTAACTGTGCATAAGATAATCGTAAATAATTTCTATATTGATCTACAGTAGGGGAATCTCGAACAACAGAAAGAGCAGTATCAATATCTCTATTTGCATCCTCTGCATTTTTCAATTGTAATTTTTGTGTATCATCATCTAATCTAACAAATAAATTTTTAAAAACTTTTCCTGCTCTATATTGTTCAACATCTGGGCTTCTCAATTCACCAAATGCATTAGGAATTTTTACATCCATTACATCTGGATCTAATAAAGGTTTTAGTCCTACTGCTCTCGTAAGTCCAGTGCCATCTAATACAGATTTTATTTGAAAAGATAAGTCAGCTCCAGTGGGGATAAATTTTTCTCCTCCTGCCACTATCCATCTAAAAGGATATTGTAATACTGCTGGAGATAAGTACATAATCGCACTAAGAAGATTTGCTCTTTCTAATTGTTCTGCTGTAACTTCTCCACTCGTCAAAGCATTAAAAGTAAACGATTGAGCAAGTGTTGGTAATAGTTCATCCCCCAATATATCTTGCAGTTGAGTAACAGGCATAGCATATCTATTTCCTTTAATCATACTAAAACCACTAGTTGATGCTTTTAAAAATGCATTTTCGGCTATATCTAATTCAGACAATGCTTGATTTCTTGCTGCAGTTGTTGTTGCATCGTTTACTTTTTTAATTGCATCATCAATGGCATTTTGATATTTGGGGTCCATATTTTTAATTATGTCATCATAAATATACTGACCCTGTTGTGCTTTTAATGTTTGTCTTGTTGTTTTAAAACTAAGTTTACCTAATAAAAATTTAAAGAACCCATCCCTTTTAATTTGATTAGCTTCCATCTCAGTAAATTTTACTGTACTGGTTGAGGAGTACGGATTTATACCATCAGCATTTTTTGGATATGTTTTTCTTTTTCTATCTTGATCTAAAAGAAATTTTACAGGAGATTTTGTACCAATTACTTGCCCCATTGCTTTTCCAATTGTTGCAAAACCAACTCTTGTTCCTAAATTAAAACCTAAATCTTTTATATAATTTTCAATAAAAGTTAGTTCTGCCGAAGCAAAATTATAAATTGCTCTTGCATCTCTCTCATCTAACATTAATTTTTTAGAGTTCTTTTTGTATTCTTCTTCTCCAAATTTCTTTATATATTCATCTTTTATGAACGTATTTATTCTATCTGTACTAGTAGCTGCGATAGCACTATCTTGAAATCCATTCATATAGTTTTCAACATCTACTCTTCTAGCGTTTGCCTTTTCCTTAAAATATTGTGATGCAAGATCAAATACACCTTCTTCTCCATCTTTAGATTCATTAAAAGCTCTTCCAAGTGACTCTACATAATCCCCTGTAAGATTTCTAATTATCTTTTGTAAAGTAAGCCCTCCACTTATTATATCTTTTGAATCATTTAAAAATTGCCTAAAAGTATCCCCTGTTGTAAATGATTCAGTAAGTATACTAAAAGCTTCTGGGCTTCTTTCTGCAATTTTTGTTCTTTCACCAAATTGAACTAATCTAGCTCTGTTCTCAGCTAATCGTCTTTCAGGAGTTTTTAACATACCAAAAAACGTAGGCTTTACACCAAAAAAGTTTTTGTTTGCATATTCTGGTGCAACTTCACCTTCAGCAGTAACACCAAATGCTCTGTACTTAGGAACGTCTGCTTGTGCTGTTTGTTCTGCACTTTCTAAATCCTGCTTTAACATTTTGTAAGCATTAAATAAATTATTTTTTAAAACAGGAGGTAGTTCTTTATTTTCAGAGCTTAAAGACTCTACATATAATTTTGCCTTATCGACCGTCTGCTTGTTTATATTTTTAGGAGGTTCTGCACCCTCAAGCAACACTTGATTTAAAGACGGAACAAACGCTTTTTGTTGTCGCTTTTCAATGTCTTCGTCTATTGCTTTTTGTTGTTGTGCAAAAGTAAACCCTGCTTCTTTTGCAGGACCTGATAATTCCAATTGTTTACTATCTACACTTGTATCAGGAACGATTTGTTGATCTTCAACTTTTATAAGTTGTTCGTCTTCTTCTGTAGTGTTATCTAATTGTTCAGCCATAATTTTCCTTATTGATCTATTCGATTACCATTTTGATCGACTTGCACTGGTCCTTCACTTGTTTGTATTGTAATTATTTCTGGTGGTGTTTGCGTTGTATCAGAAGGTGATGTCTGTGTAGCTGTTGACTTTACTGATGCAGAGGGTATATATGCAAGATTACTTGCGTTGTTATTATCAAAATATACATATAAATTATTTGCCGCACTAAAAAGAGGAGATACTAATGTATTGTTAGTTTTATTAAAAACTTGATATACAGTTCGCTCTATTTGGTTTTCATCGGTAAATGTTAAATCAGGTCTTGGTTTTAAACCTAAAGGACTACTAGTAGCTATTGACATATTTTCTACAACATACTTCTTATCCCTTACTGTCTCAGAATTTGTCGATGCCATAATACGACTAAATGCTATAGCTCCAGATATTCTTTGAACATCAGCACGAGTAACATTACTCGGATCATAACCAGCAAGAATACTAAATCTTTGATACTTACGAGATAATCGATCAATAGAAATTCCCAGCATACCTTCTACATATTCTGGGGATACAATATTTCCATCTCCAGCAAAAGCACTTAAAACGTTGTCTAAATCTTTATCTGAAACTCTTCCTGATGGGTCAAACACTTTTGCAAGAGTATAAGCCAAATAAATTCTCAAAGCTGCAGCTTCACCATAAGCTTTTCTTCTATCACCTGTTAGCGTGTTTTGATAGTCTTGTGCAGATTTTATTTCTTGTTGTATCCTTTCATAGCCTTTATCACGAAAACTATCGAATCCAAATTCTTCGTCTTCGCTACTAAATAAGTCCATTAAACTATCTATTTGACCAGTGCCATTTCCTACAAGATTTACAAATTTATTATCAATAAATCCTGCTAAACCTACTTTTATTTTTTTACCTTTTACAAGTCTTAAATATTCTTTTGATAAATCCAAAGCTTCCTTTGCGGCACTAGCCATCTCAGATATTTTGTCAACACCTTCTTTTCCTGACAACAAAGTTATTTGTTTAATTATCTGACTATATTCTTTAGATATAGAATCAGTTTTAGAATATAACATTCCCCCTTCTTGATTTACATCTCTATTTATTAAAAGACCTAAAGCTAACATAGCTTCTTCTGGTTGCATACCCTGCTCTATTGCGTCTAACATAGTAACACCAACAGCAGTTCTCATTGACGGTGTTAAACTAAAAGCACTTTGATGTAATTGTAATAAAGATTTTGCTTTAGGATTATCTTTGTATGGAATATCAGGTTGCATGCCCGGTAACGTTAAAATAGTTTGGGCTAATTTAAATATTCTATTATCTGATGTTACAAGTTCTGGATAAGCTGCAGCTAGTTGTTTTTCATTTGCAATTGGTCGAGAATCTGTAGAAGAATGTTCCATTAAAATACCCAACTGTCCTGTATCTTCAAAATTTACTTGTGTTTCTACTGTGCCATCTGGCTTAGTCTTTTGACCAACCATTGTAGGCTTTTGTCCATATATAGAACCAATTAAATCATACGTTGTATCTTCTTTCAAATTTGTAAAAAACTCTTGGTATGGTTTTTTATATTCTTCAGAACCTGTCAATCTACCTATTTGAGTCCACTCAATGTCTCTAAATTCGTGATTTGGATTTTCTGCTTTTAATTGTTGTTGACTTGAAAGATGTTTACTAGACGCACTTATCATTTGATTTTCTAATGTTTGTGCAAATTCTATTTGTTCTTTCTTAGGTAACCTACTATATTTATCTCCATTTAATACAAGTGCATTTACAAAGTTGTTTCCGTTAGCATAATATTCTTCAAAAGTATTTGGATTATCCGTAAATCGCACTAAAAACTCATCATTAGTTCCCTTTCCAAAAACTCTGTAACCTTTGTATTGATCTGTGTTTGTTTCATTGTCAGCTTGATAAAGGGCTATTGCAGCTTGATACAAAGCTTCTTGACCTTTTGGTGTAGTTATATCATATTGACTAACATCAAAACTTTTATACAACTCAGGTTTCTTTTTTATCACGTCAAAAGCTAAGTCAAGATATTTATCTTTAATTTTATCATCAGTATTTTTATCTTTTACATAACTTAAAACTGTCTGTAATCCAGCATCACTTGTCATTTGTTCATAACTCATATCAAGTTCTTTAAACATTTCTGGATTTTCAGTTATAACATCTTTTACAATACTTGAATTAAAAGCTATCTTTTGAGCCTTTGCTTTTTGATCAGCTTCCTGTCTAAGTTTAGCTTGTTCTGCAGCCTGTTCCTGTTTTATTACTTCGCCTTTTAAATACCCTCTAACAAGAGCTTGAAAATTTCTTCCTCCAGCCATTACTTAACTTCCCTTTCTGCATTTAAAAAATTATCATCAAGTTCTTGAGGTTGTCCTCCTGTACGAATTTCTTCGTTTACTTTTTCTTTTATAAATTGAAACATTCTTGGGTTATTCTTTTTCATAATTTTTAACATGTGAGTATCGTCTATTTCGTCTTCATCTAATGGAATATCACTTTCAAAAAATCTGTAAGGTATTTCTTCCTCTTCAGCAATACTTGCTAAATACAACGCTAAAGAAGGTTTCATTATTAATGCTGTATCTAAAGAAAACTTGCCTGATTCAAAACCAGCGTATATAAAACCCTCAACAAGACTTTCAACAGATATACCTGCCATCAATGATTTTACAAGATTAGTTCGTGTTACTGGAGATTCTAATGAATTAATAGCTGCATCCATCGCCTTATTGGGATCAGCGTATTTGGGGGGATTGCCCCACGGATAATTTCTATTATCCTCTGTAAGCGATATACCTGCAGGAGCAGGAGCTAACAAATCAAATTTACCTTGTTCCATTTATATCTGTACCCCTCTTACTATACTTTGTTCAACTCCAATGTTTTTACTTTTCTTACGAGTTGATTTAGGTGTATTTGCATACCTATTAATTAATTGTAATAACTCATTATTTTTTGTGTTATTTACAAGAGATTTTATATTGTTTAACAACTGTGGATTTGTAAAAGGGTAACTTCTAAATTGTTTTAAATTTGCTGGGGCAGGAGAAGATTGATTTATAAGATTATCTGTTATAGTCATTTTAGGAATTTCTCTTCCTTCTTTTTCATCAGACAATGCTTTTACTGCTTTTCCTGCTGTTAAAAACCCAGTTTTTACAACATCCCCTACCGTATCTTTACCTGTAAGATCCATAAAAAAATCAAATGGAAATTGGGCAAATGATTTTACTAATTTAAACTTATCTCTAATCATGCGTTATCACCCCACAAACTTGCAAAAGTTCCTATCATTTCAATTAAATCTGTTTTTTCTTGCTCATTTAATAATTTTTGGTTATACGAAAACTCTAATGCCATAAGACCAATAGCGTGTTTTCTTCCCAAAGCATTTTCAACTTTTGAAAAATTAAAAGATGCGTTATCCCTATAATCTTGCCACAGTGCGTTTAAAGCTGATTGTTCAGCATTATATTCATTTTGTACGTTTATTCTATTTGTTTCATTTTGAGTTGCAGTATTAGCCGTATTAACTTCTCTTCTCCATGTCACATTTGATTGATCAATAGCAAATTTAGCAGATGCATTAAATTTTTCTCTAGAGTCTTGTATTTGTGCATTAAGTTGTAGCATAGCATTTTCTTCTGAAATATTAAACTGTCTCATTGCTGCAATTCTGTTAGCGTTGGCCGCTTCAACTTGTGATCCTAATTGAGCAAAATATTCTTCTACTTGTATTTGATTTTTTGCATTAAACTGTCTTGTAGCATTTTCAGACGCTGCATCTCTAAATGCAGATTGAACCATTGCTTGATAACTTAATGAATTAGCTTTTTGTTGGTTGTCTAAATTTTTAGTATCAATAGCTAAAAAATTTCTAGCATTATGCACAGCCGCTGTTAATCGTGCATTTAAATTTGCTGTGTCCATTGCCGCCACAGTTGCCGCATTTCTCAAAGCTGTTTGTTGTCTATTACTTAAATTTTGTAATTGTATGCGTTGGTACGCTTGTGCATCTGTTGTTGCAATGGCGACTCCAGATTCCATAACAGCTTGTATCATAGCAGACCCTGCCATAGATGATGCTCCCATTCCTCTTGAGTTCATTATTGCTGTTATTTTTCGTACTTGGGGAGAAGCCCACGGTGGTAATGGTTTACCTTCTTCAAAGCTACTCATTAGATCAGATAACTGATAACGTACTGTAGCTTTTGGATCTAATTCTTCTGTTGCGGCTTCAGCCAATGCCCCTTCTGATAACTTTCCCTGAACATTATTTATAACATACGAAGGACCTTTTGAAAAGGCGGCTGATGCATCTCCTAAATCTCCTACTTTTTGTGTGCCAATGTCTAAAGGTAAATCGGCAGGAGCTTTTGGTACATTAACATTAAGTCCAGAAGTATCTGCCGTGTTTGCAGTTACATTAGATGTGCCTGATAAAAGTTTTCCAGAATCACCTAAATTTGTTCCTGCTGCGTTTGGATCTATTTTAGTTGAAGTTACAAGGGGTACTGTCTGTGTTCCAGCTAATATGTCTGAACTTGTTTGTTTTGGATCTGCGAATGATGATTTACTTTGGTTAAACTGAGCTTCAGTCATAGGAGCAGTACCCTGTTCATTCATAGCAGCTACATAATCAGCATAAGTTGCATATTGTTCCATAATTATTTACCTATCAGTATCTTATCTAGTTTATCTTCTAATCTTTGCAACGCATCCATTACAGTATGCATGTCTTCTTTAACGTCATCACGCTTTGCATATTCTTCTCTTGTTTTATTTAACAGTATGTCAAGCCTTTTTATCTCCATGAACATACCACGAAAGACCCATATAGCAGGAGCTATTACGACTGTAAGTATTCCATTCCAAAATAGTATAGGGTTTATTTCCATAGTTTAACTCTGTGTTAACATATCGTTGTATACTGTAGTATCACTTGTATTTTGACTTCTAA